ATGCTGGAACAAATGGGCATTGCTGCGAAGCAAGCCTCGTATAAATTAGCGCAACTCTCCAGCCGCGAAAAAAATCGCGTGCTGGAAAAGATCGCTGATGAGCTGGAAGCACAGAGCGAAAGCATCCTCGATGCTAACGCCCAGGATGTTGCTGACGCGCGTGCCAATGGCCTTAGCGAAGCGATGCTTGACCGTCTGGCGTTAACGCCCGCGCGCCTGAAAGGCATTGCCGACGATGTGCGGCAGGTGTGTAATCTTGCCGATCCGGTAGGGCAGGTGATTGATGGAGGTGTGCTGGACAGCGGCCTGCGTCTGGAGCGTCGCCGCGTGCCGCTGGGTGTTATAGGTGTAATTTATGAAGCGCGTCCGAACGTGACAGTTGATGTCGCTTCGCTGTGTCTGAAAACTGGTAACGCGGTGATCCTGCGCGGCGGCAAAGAAACCTGTCGCACTAACGCTGCAACGGTAGCGGTGATTCAGGACGCCCTGAAATCCTGCGGTTTACCGGCAGGCGCAGTGCAGGCGATTGATAATCCGGATCGCGCACTGGTGAGTGAAATGCTGCGCATGGATAAATACATCGACATGTTGATCCCGCGTGGTGGTGCTGGTTTGCATAAGCTGTGCCGCGAGCAGTCGACAATTCCGGTGATCACTGGCGGCATTGGCGTCTGCCATATTTACGTTGATGAAAGTGCTGACATTTCTGCAGCCCTGAAAGTGATCGTCAACGCGAAAACCCAGCGTCCGAGTACCTGCAATACGGTAGAAACGTTGCTGGTGAATAAAAACATCGCTGATAACTTCCTGCCTGCGTTAAGCAAGCAAATGGCGGAAAGCGGCGTGACGTTACACGCCGATGCTGCGGCACTGGCGCAGTTGCAGGCAGGATCTGCGAAAGTGGTGGCTGTTAAGGCGGAAGAGTATGACGATGAATTCCTGTCGTTAGATTTGAACGTCAAAATCGTCAGCGATCTTGACGACGCCATCGCCCATATTCGTGAACACGGGACGCAACACTCCGATGCGATCCTGACGCGTGATATGCGCAATGCCCAGCGTTTTGTCAATGAAGTGGACTCCTCTGCTGTTTACGTTAACGCGTCTACACGTTTCACCGACGGCGGCCAGTTTGGTCTTGGCGCGGAAGTGGCGGTAAGCACGCAAAAACTCCACGCACGCGGACCAATGGGGCTGGAAGCGCTGACCACCTACAAGTGGATCGGTATTGGTGATTACACCGTTCGTGCGTAAATAAAACCGGGTGATGCAAAAGTAGCCATTTGATTCACAAGGCCATTGACGCATCGCCCGGTTAGTTTTAACCTTGTCCACCGTGATTCACGTTCGTGAACATGTCCTTTTCAGGGCCGATATAGCTCAGTTGGTAGAGCAGCGCATTCGTAATGCGAAGGTCGTAGGTTCGACTCCTATTATCGGCACCATTTAAATCAATAAGTTACACATCATTAGTACTTTCCTTATTTTTTGACTGGGACAAATTTGGGACCGATGGGTTCAGGATCGAGTCTATTTGCCGTGCGTGTTCGGTAAGGTGATTAGGTGCAAGGTGAGCATATCGACGAACCATTTCGATAGACTCCCAGCCTCCCATTTCCTGTAACACTGACAACGGGACTCCGGCTTGAACCAGCCAACTTGCCCAGGTGTGTCTCAAGTCGTGAAATCTGAAATCATCAATACCAGCCCGTCTCAGCGCCGCTTTCCAGGCTGTGTTTGCGTCATACCGCATCTTCCTTACTGTTGGCGCTTTCGTTCCGTCTGGTTTGGTACAGCTTTCCTTGTACACAAATACCCAACGGTGATGATTCCCGATTTGTTTTTTCAAAACGCGACATGCAGTATCATTCAGCGCAACGCCAATTGCGCGGTTTGATTTACTCTCTTCCGGGTTTATCCATGCCACCCGGCGCTGCATGTCTATTTGTTGCCATTCAAGGTTGATGATGTTCGAGCGTCTTAAGCCTGTTGCCAGTGCAAATTCAACAACAGACTTTAATGGCTCCGGACATTCATCAATCAGCCTTTGTGCTTCATGGGGCTCCAGCCAGCGGATCCGTTTATTCTTTGGTTGAGGCACTTTAATAATTGGTGCCTTATCCAGCATTTTCCATTCACGCTCTGCGGCTCTTAGTAGGGCCTTTATAAATGAAAGATGCGTAGCCTTCGTTGCAACGGACGCTGGTTTTGGCGTGTATTCTGGAACAGGTTTCCCTTTTTTTCTGCATGCTTCTGCCCTGAGTCTCCAGTTTTCCTCATGACGCCGGTTCGTCATTTTCTGCATTGCTGAATAAATTTTTGATTCAGTAATGTCTCTTAGTTGCATTCCTGCGAAATGTTGAAGCCAGAATCCGATCCGGCTTTTGTCATCGTCCAGTGATTTTTTATGTGCTTTCTCTTCAAGCCACCTGACACACGCTTCCTCGAACGTTATATCAGGTATTTCACCAAGTTTGCTGACCCGCCATGCTTCAGCCTTTAGCTTGTCATGGAGTTCTGTCGCCTGCCTTTTGTCCTTTGTTCCAAGAGACTGTTTAAATCTTTTACCGTTCGGCAATGTGAAACTGGCGTACCATATTTCACCTCTGCGGAAGAGTGACATTTTCTTTCCTCTGTTATGCCATCACCCGCGCTCACCTGGACAGTATGCAGCGGAGACTGAAGAGCCGCAATGCAGGCTTGTCGTGTTGTGAGGTAAGGAGATTTATTCTTAGTGGGATCTTTGCGTGTTGCCTGAAGACGCCCTGTGCGTATCCAGTTAATGGCAGTCGGTCTGGATATCTTGAGAAAATGACAGGCCTCATCGAGTGTGAGGCTGTATGGCTCCATTATTTCACCTCTTGCTGTGACATTGTTGAAAAATGGATACCAGCTCGTTGCTGCCAGACGATCCAACCGAGAGTCATATCCCATGCCATGTATTCGTTATTGCCGTTTTTTGCTCTCCGACGATCTACTAAGTCACCGAAACGCTTTTCCATGAATAATTCATAAGCTTCGCGTTCATCTGGTTCTACTTCCAGAGATAGGAGTGCGATTTCATAAGCACGGCGCTCAATATCGTCTCGCACGTCAAGGCTGCTGATACGCTCTTTAATTTCTTTAATCAGTTCTTTGTCGGTAAAAGTGGTCATTATGCTCCAGCCTCCGGTGCTTTTGGCATTACTGCCCAGTGAGTGATATTGACGTTTTCAAGGTCCCCGACCTGAAATGTCCACTGCCATTCTCCGGTTTCTTTTTGTCCCCAGGTGTACCAGAGAGAACGCCAACCAATTAGCCAGCCTTCTCCGTTAGCATCGAATAACAAAACACTTTCATTTGCTGGTGGCAGTTCAGTTGACACTGGTATTACTTTGTTTTCCTGTGCTGCACATTTAGCTTCAAGCGCATCGAATTTACGCACCAGGTATTCAGCATCTGTTTCATTTACTTTAAGATCTCGCGGTACACATCTCCCACGAAGAAACCCTTCCATTTCGAAAACATTCATGCGCATTTGCGTAACTCCGATAACTCGTTAAAGCGTTCCATAAACATCCCGTAGGCATGGCCCGGTGCCAGTGGAATCACGTTGAACATCTCTGTTGCCGGGATACCTTCCAGTACAGGCCAGAAAGAGCCATCATCAAGCCCGAGATCGCGGCGTTCGGTTGCCAGCATGATGAGATCGGCATATTTCACGGGCGTACTCATAACTGGGGGTAATCCGTATTTCTCACGGATTACGGAGTCTATTTTTTCTTCCATTTGTTTATAGTCAGGAAGAAGGCGTTTCAGTGGTGCGGGAATGTCCTGGCAATACGCTTCTGTTGCATCATGCATTAACGCTTCAAAAGCAAATTCCTGCGGCACCAGCTGGCTGCAAAGAACCGCATGTTGGGCGACGCTGTAGAAGTGCGAAAGATGACCGGCAAAGCGACAGATATTTGAAAGGGAAACCGCGATATCGTTAATATCGATGTCGTCTTTATTTATCCTGTCATAATAAAAATGCTTCCCGGAAAAAGTTTTAATAAATGACATTTTGTTCTCCACGTATATGCGCTGCACCGCGCTGAATTCTGGTAAAAAGAATCCCTCACCATCCGGCGATTATTGAGTAAATTACGTTTTCATAAATGCCCCCGCAGGGGCATTTGCAGTAATGAAATCAGGCGGTGAAAGTACCAATAAAGGTTTCTACTTTGCTGTCCTTGAATTTCTCAACAAGCAGATCACGAAATTCGTTAGCCATTTCTTCCTGCACCGCCTCCAGCTGAATAATGCGCAGAACCAGTACCGGACGATCGCCAGTGATAATGCTGAGGCGTAATTTAAACGGACGTTCTTTCAGACCTTCAAACGGAATGCATTTAAATTCAAATGCCACTGGCATAATGTCTTTGGTCTTCGCTTCGACAGACTCCATCAGGGAGCGTTTGCCGCTGAAGTCATTATCTTCAAAATCAGCGGTCTGGTTTGCTTCAATCGTGATTTTACGGACCGCCGCAGCCGCTTTTGTTGCCTGAATGGTGTCACCATTAGCATCAAAGCCCACAAGGTAGTCGGCCCAGTCTTCAATCCATTCTGCCAGTGATTTCTGGGAGTTACGCTCGCCATTAACAGACAACAGAGCAGAGAACGGTGCTGTCTTTTTCAGTTTGAGAGTGGCGGTGTTATCTGCGTGACCTGGTTCATCAATAGTACCCAGGTTAAGCACACTGACGGCACGCATATTATCAGCATCGATAAAGCAGCGGGTGCCTTCATCTGCAAGATCTTTAGAATAACGGGTAAAGTCATCGATGCTGGCAGTGGAAAGCGCACCACGGAAACGGAAGCGATTTAAATTAAATTTTTCCAGATCATGAATGCGGAAATTCTCAGGCAATGCCACAGCATCGGCACCAATCTTACTGATAATTTCATTAACACCCTGAGCAGAAATAAGGGCATGGATTTGATTAATTGCGGTTGCGTCTAAGTTCTGAGACATAATAAGTCCTCACTATATAAAGATATTCAGTGATGAGATAAATAATCAGTTAATTAAGAACGATATTAATGACCTGCTGCGCGGAGTTTTCCGTCAGGTTCACCGGCAAGAGTCAGTAATTGTCCCTGGTCTTCCTGCAGAATAGTCAGGCGACCACCGCGATTGACATACATCGGCGTTTCGGTGGTGTCTTCTTCGGAAATTTTCCCGCGGTTAGTCGGGCGAACATATGAGAGTTTGTGTTTGATTTTCACACGGTTCTCATCAAATGGTTCGATTTCCAGGTTGAGTGAGACCTTACCTTTGGTTTTCGTGTTCATCACACCGGAAGCGACTTCACTGAGAACTGCGCCGATTTTGGTTTCAAATACGCCGCCGTCCAGCTCCCCGATAAATGCCTGCACATCAGTACTGCGTTCGCTAGCCATTTTGCTGCTCCTCATCATATCGACCCTGCAAGGCCGATTAGTTTCTCCACAAAACAGAGAAGAACACCTGCGGTAGCAGCCGCCCGGATGGATTGGGTTATGAGCCCGTCGTCCGGTGATGCTCTTCTCTGTTTTGTAAAAAGGACGGTACCAGCCGGAAGCAAGGGTACAAACTGGTACCGCCAGGACTACACACAGCATAAAGTTGTGGTGCCGGGTGCCTCCCGGTGCCTGGCGAAGGTTGCACACCAGACGGGTGGGTATCCACAGAAGGTCGACTGTCAGCCTCAACCTTAACCCGCGTGCGCTGAGCCGCATTCACCACAACGCTAAGGATTCTCTTTGGTTGAAAATACTTAGCTGTTATGTGCCTGTCTTTTCACCACTTCAGGCTCGGTGGTATCCTTTTAAGCCCGTATACATAAAAGGAAAATCAAATGACTTTTGATGAAAAAGAACTTGATAATGCAATTAATAAAATCATCGTAACGTCGCTCTTTTCCTGTCTCAGCGACACTCAGCAGAAACAGTTCTACGAATCGGCTTTCAACATGATCGAGCGTTGTTGTTTCTGCGATGCCGACGAGTTACCTGAAAAAATCAGGAAACAGTTGGCTGATGCTCTTCGAGTGCGACTTTCTGACCAATTTTCTGAAATGTGCTCTCCGAATTTGGACAAATAGAAAAAGGCCATTTCCATTCAGGGTCTGATGGAAATACTTCAGCCTGTTCCAAAGCACGGCGTAAAGAGAACACAACTCCAGCCATAATCTGATGTTTCCCATTGGTCCAGCTATCGCCGCTCTGATCTACAGGGGCGGCTATGTCGTATGACCAAACGACTTCACAGTTATTGTTTAAAATCTGGACTTTCATTTCATACACCTGCTTTAACATGAGTGCCTAGTGGCACAACATGACTCAACGAATCATCCTGGACTTCATATGCCCCAGGCGGCTACTTCGTGGGCGTCCTGCCTGTTCGTTGTTTCGCTTGGGTACATTATGTATCTCAAAGGTACATTGTCAAGTATAAAAAAACCTGCCGAAGCAGGTTCATAAACATTGATTAGGCTTTGATTTTGTATCTTCTTGGTTTTCCTGAGAAAATCACTGTACCAATTATAGAGCAATTACCGTTGATCTTAATGTAAGGCTCAGGCCAGTTTGGGTTTAACGCTTTGAGATAACGCTGTGTCCCATCTTCTATCAACCTTTTGAAGGTGGTTTCGCCTGTATCGTGCATCAATGCAATAACGTCGTCACCGTGGCAGGCAGGTACTTCAGGATCGACAAAAATCATGTCTCCCGGGCGGTACTCATCAATCATTGAATCACCTATCACCCGCAAGATATAAGTCATTTCCCCACAGGGTACAGGGCAGGGATACGTTTCTGCTGTGCTCAAATCAACCTCAGAATATCCAACTTCTTTCCATGCTCCGGCCTGTACCCATGATATGACAGGGACTAATGTGATTTGTTTATTAGTGATTGAAACATCAGGTTTTTTTGTGATGTTCGTTGTCTGGTGTTCTTGATCGAGCCATCCGACAGGCAGGTCGAAACATTTTTCGATGTGTCGTGCCATGCTGTCACCGATATTTTTAGTAGCACCATCTCCCATAAACCTGCTGGTCTGGGTTGGCTCGCGATCAATCATAGTGGCAAAGGAAGAATTCCCGCCAACACCATCTCTCAGTTTTCTGGCGTTAGACCGCCGGATGTCATGGATTGTTTTCATAACGAAATTAAAACCCTTGTACCGTTAAGGTACAAGTATCTTGAAGGTTCATTTCAATCATGTAATATGTACACCGGAGGTACATATTGTATGAAAGCGTATTGGGACTCTTTAACCAAAGAACAGCAGGGCGAGTTGGCCGGAAAAGTTGGCTCAACACCTGGCTACTTACGGCTGGTTTTCAATGGCTATAAAAAAGCCAGTTTTGTGCTGGCTAAAAAACTTGAGCAATGCACGTCAGGTGCAATTACGAAATCTGACTTAAGACCGGATATCTATCCGAAAGATTAGCAGAACACTTTCAATTTTTAACCACAGAACGATGAGGCTAACCGTGGGTAAGCATCACTGGAAAATAGAAAAACAGCCTGAGTGGTACGTGAAAGCTGTCAGAAAAACTATCGCAAAGTTGCCGGGTGGTTACGCTGAAGCAGCTGACTGGCTGGATGTAACAGAGAACGCATTATTTAACCGCCTTCGTGCCGATGGCGATCAGATTTTCCCGCTGGGATGGGCAATGATTTTGCAACGTGCTGGTGGAACTCACTTCATTGCTGACGCAGTGGCGCAGTCTGCAAATGGCGTCTTTGTGTCTCTTCCTGACGTCGAGGATGTGGACAACGCCGATATTAACCAGCGCCTGCTGGAAGTCATTGAACAGATCGGCAGTTATTCAAAACAGATTCGTTCAGCAATTGAAGACGGTGTAGTGGAACCGCATGAGAAGACAGCAATTAACGACGAGCTGTACCTCTCAATTTCGAAGCTGCAGGAGCATGCAGCACTGGTCTACAAAATTTTTTGCATTTCAGAAAGTAATGACGCCCGCGAGTGTGCAGCTCCGGGCGCCGTGGCGTGTCGTGACTGTGGAGAAACTAACGCATGAACAGTTTAACAACACACTACCGTCGCTCGCAACTGATTGCGCTTCCTGTACCGGGTGGAAAAGCGAAGGTGGAGTATTGCTATGCAGTAAATGTACCAGGTGACAGGGAAATTGTAACCCACAGCTTTGCAGAGTGGGCTGTGGGTGATTTCAACCGGCAGAAGGAGACAGTCCTTTGCGACAAGTTAACCGCTGGTTCAAAGATCACTACGGAGTGCCCGTCAGAGTCATTCGTTGGGAGCCGGAAACACAACGTGTTATCTACCTCCGCGAAGGCTATGAGCATGAGTGCTTCAGCCCGCTCGAACAGTTTCGTCGTAAATTCAGGGAAATAGAGGTCGGTCATGAGCACTAAATTAACCGGCTATGTATGGGATGGTTGCGCTGCATCAGGCATGAAATTATCCAGCGTGGCAATTATGGCCCGCCTGGCTGATTTCAGTAATGACGAAGGTGTGTGCTGGCCATCAATTGAAACCATTGCCCGCCAGATTGGCGCGGGGATGAGTACCGTCAGAACGGCTATCGCACGGCTGGAAGCAGAAGGCTGGTTAACGCGTAAGGCGCGTCGCCAGGGTAACCGCAATGCGTCGAATGTTTATCAGCTTAACGTTGCGAAGCTTCAGGCAGCGGCATTTTCTCAACTGTCAGATTCTGACCCGTCAAAATCTGACGCATCAAAATCTGACCCGTCAAAATTTGATGCGTCGAAATCTGGCAAAAAAGCGGGTTTTCACCCGTCAGAATCTGGCGGGGATCCGTCAGTAAAATCAAAACATGATCCGTCAGATAAAAAAACTTCTCGTCCGGACGCTTCGCAACCGGACACGCAGACGGCTGAACAGGAGTTTTTAACTCGCCATCCTGATGCGGTTGTATTCAGCCCTAAAAAGCGCCAGTGGGGAACGCAGGATGATTTGACCTGCGCACAGTGGCTCTGGAAAAAAATCATCGCCCTGTACGAGCAGGCCGCCGAATGTGACGGCGAGGTGGTTCGTCCCAAAGAACCGAACTGGACAGCCTGGGCAAACGAAATTCGCCTGATGTGTGTGCAGGATGGTCGTACTCACAAACAAATCTGCGAGATGTACAGCCGCGTCAGCCGCGATCCGTTCTGGTGCCGTAACGTGCTCAGCCCGTCGAAGCTGCGGGAAAAATGGGATGAGCTTTCCCTGCGCTTATCGCCGTCCGTCAGCACGTACACAGAAAAACGCGAAGACCCGTACTTCAAAGCCAGTTACGACAACGTGGACTACAGCCAGATCCCGGCAGGATTCAGGGGGTGATCATGAGTCTTTTGAATGAAGTTCAGAAATTCATTGAAGCCCATCCGGGGTGTACTTCCGGAGACATTGCGGATGCTTTTGCAGGTTACTCACGGCAGCGCGTTCTGCAGTCAGCAAGCAAGTTACGTCAGAGTGGGCGTGTGGCTCACCGTTGTGAAGGAGATACACGCAGACATTTCCCACGCCTGACTGAGAGAGCGCAGGAGCCGGAACCACAACCAGTTCGTGAAACCAGACCTGTGCGCAATTTCTATGTCGGCACTAACGATCCCCGGGTGATTTTGTGCCTGACCCGCCAGGCGGAAGAATTGGAGTCCAGGGGCTTATACCGTCGTGCTGCAACGGTGTGGATGGCGGCATTCCGTGAAAGCCACTCCCAGCCAGAACGAAACAATTTTCTGGCGCGTCGTGAGCAGTGTTTACGGAAAAGCAGCAAGCGCGCTGTATCGGGTGATGAGTGGTATCTGTCAGGGAATTACGTGGGGGCTTAATGAGTAATAAATATTGCCAGGAGCTGGTGGAACTGCGGAACAAACCAGCCCATGAACTGAAGGAAGTGGGTGATCAGTGGCGCACGCCGGACAACATTTTCTGGGGAATTAACACCCTGTTTGGCCCGTTTGTTCTGGATCTGTTTACTGACGGTGATAACGCCAAATGTGCTGCGTATTACACGGCGGAAGACAACGCGCTGGCGCATGACTGGTCAGAACGTCTTGCGGAGCTTAAAGGGGCTGCCTTTGGTAATCCCCCATACAGCCGCGCCAGTCAGCATGAGGGGCAATACATCACCGGCATGCGTTACATCATGAAACATGCCAGTGCCATGCGTGATAAGGGCGGGCGCTATGTTTTCTTGATCAAAGCTGCCACCAGCGAAGTGTGGTGGCCGGAAGATGCAGATCATATTGCTTTTATTCGCGGGCGTATTGGTTTTGAACTGCCTGTCTGGTTTATCCCGAAAGACGAGAAGCAGGTACCGACAGGAGCTTTTTTCGCTGGTGCTATTGCTGTTTTTGACAAGACCTGGAAGGGACCGGCAATCAGCTACATCGGGCGCGATGAACTTGAGGCATGTGGTGAGGCGTTTCTGGCGCAGGTTCGCCAGCAGGCGGAAAAACTGGTCAGGGAGATGGCGGCATGACGATGTTAACTCAATGCCAGCAGCAGGTGCTGGATATGCTGATTTCTTACCAAAAAGAACGTGGCTTCCCGCCAACCAATCAGGAGGTGGCAACCATGCTGGGATACCGTTCAGTGAATGCAGCGGTAGAACATCTTCGCGCACTGGAGAAAAAAGGCGTCATCACGATAAAGCGTGGCGTGGCCCGGGGCATCACGCTTCATACCGTGGTGAAGGACGACGACAGCGAGGCGGTCGGGATTATCCGCTCACTGCTTGCCGGTGAGGAAAACGCCAGGCTGCGTGCAGCCCACTGGTTACATGAGAGGGGCCTGAAAGTATGAAGCTGATCTTGCCTTTCCCGCCCAGCGTGAACACGTACTGGCGACACCCCAATAAAGGGGCGTTTGCAGGTAAGAGCCTGATAAGCGCGGCGGGGCGCAAATTCCAGAGCGCGGCGTGTGCAGCAATAGTTGAGCAGTTACGTCGTCTGCCAAAACCAACGTCGGCACCTGCTTCAGTGGAGATCGTGTTGTTTCCTCCGGATAACCGGATCCGCGATCTGGACAACTATAACAAGGCGCTGTTTGACGCCCTGACCCACGCGGGTGTGTGGGAAGACGACAGTCAGGTGAAAAGAATGCTGGTGGAGTGGGGACCGGTTATCCCGGAAGGGAAGGTCGAGATCACTATCAGTAAGTACGAGAAAACGGCGGGTGCAGCCGCCTGATTAAGAGGAGAAACGAAGTATGAATAATCTGATGGTCATTGATGGTATTGAAGTTCGTCGTGATGCTTATGGGCGTTACAGCCTGAACGATCTGCACAGGGCTGCCGGTTCTCTGGATAAGCATAAGCCTGCATTCTGGCTCCGCAATGAGCAAACTGAACGTTTAATAAGCGAGTTGCAGATTTGCAACTCGGTCAATATAGAGCCAGTTAACGTTATTCGTGGCGGAAATAACCAGGGGACGTATGTCTGCAAAGAACTGGTGTATGCCTATGCAATGTGGATCAGCCCGTCATTCCATCTGAAGGTGATCCGTACTTTCGACATGGTAACCAGCGCACCTGAAAAATTATCCGGACAGGCTGCTGACAAGATGCAGGCTGGCGTGATTCTGCTGGACTTTATGCGCCGGGAGTTAAATCTGTCTAACTCTTCAGTGCTTGGAGCCTGTCAGAAACTTCAGGAGGCTGTTGGCTTACCGAATCTGGCACCGCGCTATGCCATTGATGCTCCTGCTGATGCACACGATGGCTCAAGTCGCCCGACACTGTCACTGAGTGCACTGCTGAAACAGTATGGTATCCGCCTGACGGCTAATCAGGCATATCACCAGATGGTGAAGCTGGGGATCGTCGAGCAGCGCGAACGATACAGCCGTACCGCGATTAACAACATCAAAAAATTCTGGTCGCTGACAGCGAAAGGTTGCATGTTCGGCAAGAACATCACCAGTCCCGCAAATCCGCGCGAGACGCAGCCGCATTTCTTCGAATCCCGATTCCCTGAGCTGTTAAAGCTGCTCGATACCGTTCATTGAGGTGACCGTGAGAGCACTACTGACCCCTGAAATTGCCCCGCGTATGGGGATCGTATTGTTCAGGCCAGGTTCAGAGCTGATGCCCTTGTTTATGCAGGGGCGTGTCCTGCTGGAGCCTGAGCCGGAACGTTATTCATCTTTCGCCAGTGGTGCCGTTCCGGCGGCATCACAACCGCTGGCGGATGATCCTGCCGTTCGGGCCGTGTTCCGCAATGAGGCAGTGATCCGTCGTGCTGGTGGCGTGGAATGTCTTGAAAGCTGGTTACTTCGTGAAAAAGGCTGCCAGTGGCCTCATTCCGGCTGGCACAGCGAGAACATGACCACAATGCGACACGCGCCGGGCGCAATCCGTCTGTGCTGGCACTGTGATAACCAGCTGCGCGATCAGTTCACGGAACGGCTGGAATCAATGGCAACGGATAACTGTGCCCGGTGGGTGTTATCTGTCGTGCGTCGGGATCTCGGTTTTAATGATAGTCACGTTGTGACAATGCCGGAACTGTGCTGGTGGCTGGTTCGTAATGACTTGGCGGATGCCTTACCGGAAAGTGCAGCCCGTAAGGCACTGAGATTACCGAAGCCTGTTGTGCCGTCTGTCACCCGGGAAAGTGACCTTGTGCCTTCGGTTCCTGCCACCAGCATCATCCAGGATAAAGCGAAAAAGGTGCTGGCGCTGAAAGTGGATCCGGAGTCGCCGGAGTCTTTTATGTTACGCCCAAAACGTCGCCGCTGGGTTAATGAAAAGTACACGCGCTGGGTTAAGACACAGCCGTGTGCATGTTGTGGAAAGCCTGCTGATGATCCCCACCACCTGATAGGCCACGGTCAGGGGGGAATGGGTACAAAAGCGCATGACCTCTTTGTGTTGCCTTTGTGCAGAAAGCATCACGACGAACTGCATGCGGATACCGTGGCATTTGAAGAGATGTATGGCTCCCAACTGGAGCTGATATTTCGTTTTATCGATCGTGCGCTGGCAATTGGCGTACTGGCGTAAGTGGAGAACGAGCATGAACCTTGAAGCCTTACCAAAATATTACTCCCCAAAATCTCCAAAATTGAGCGATGACGCACCGGCGACAGGCTCAGGTGGTTTAACGATTACGGATGTGATGGCTGCGCAGGGGATGGTGCAGTCGAAAGCACCGCTTGGGTTTGCCTTATTCCTGGCAAAAGTTGGTGTTCAGGATCCTCAGTTTGCGATTGAAGGTCTGCTCAATTACGCGATGGCACTGGATAACCCGACATTGAACAAATTGAGTGAAGAAATCCGGTTACAGATCATCCCTTACCTTGTGAATTTTGCCTTTGCTGATTATTCCAGGTCTGCGGCAAGTAAGGCTCGCTGTGAGCATTGTGCTGGTACTGGATTTCATAATGTATTGCGCGAGGTGGTGAAGCACTCCAGAAGCGGGGAATCTGTTATCAAGGAAGAGTGGGTGAAGGAACTATGTCAGCATTGTCATGGTAAGGGAGAAGTCAGCACAGCGTGCAGAGGGTGTAAGGGTAAAGGTATTGTCCTGGATGAAAAAAGGACCCGGCTTCATGGCACACCTGTTTATAAGATTTGTGGGCGTTGCAATGGAAAACGGTTTAGTCGTTTACCAACCACACTGGCGCGGCATCATGTCCAGAAGCTGGTACCGGACCTGACTGATTATCAGTGGTACAAAGGATATGCAAATGTCATTGATAAACTGGTTACAAAGTGCTGGCAGGAGGAATCTTACGCTGAAGCACAATTGAGAAAGGTGACGAGATAAGTGATTTTCGCCGAAGATGGCGACATGATGCTTGCATTTTTCAAAAAATATGGATAAGATTTTCTCAACGATGGGCTTTGTATGTCTGCCGTTGAGAATCTTCAAGAACCCGCCATCAAGTAGGTATTTTGTTATCCAAATATCAGTTCTGAATAGTCTTAGTCGCTTCTTGATAAACATAAAAGAATAAGTACTTGCTTTGAATGGCCGCCTTTTAGACAGGGCAGAGAGTACGATTGGTTGAAAAAAGCATAGTTCTTGGCGGTAGGTTTTATTTTAGTCTCTCATCTATGTATCTAGGGAAGTATGTGATTACCTTCAGGAATTATATCCTGTGTTTCATATGATTACATGGGAGCAAGGGACGCCAACTTTATAACAATTCTTTTGCCCAGCCACTATATATAGATAAAAAAAATCCTCATCATCCCGTATATTGTTGTTGATTTCTTTTTGCTATATATGTTGTGTTTTTTATGCCTTTATTGCATATGTGATTAATGTGCTTGTTGTTATATTCAATACGATGCCAAGGGATTTGGGACGTGTATATCCAATAAATTGGCAGATTTTTGTTAATTACTTGGGTAGCGTATTGTATGACTAAAAATGCACAGCAGGTTCTTGAAGACTCTGCCCAACAGATTTTTCCCGATTATTTTCCTGCAGATGTTCCTCCAAAAGAGTCCTTGGATGCTGAAGGGGTTTTTTATCGCTTAGCCAGAAATAATCCACCTGGGAAAGCTTGTTTTTTAAACATGAAAGAAGAAAACCCAAAAAGAATGAAAAAGTTCCAAGGGTTAAAATTGAAATGCTGCTATGGTGTTTCTATGTTCATGGACGAAACATCACTGGTAAATGTATTTAATAAATTTCCTGAAGGAATAGGTGAAAGGTTTATTGCTAAAGGCGAGTTGAATCCACAGGATGGAAGAATGCTAAAAACAGGAGCTCCTGATTCGACTCATTTTACCATTTGGCTTTGTAAAGATGCTCGAGTTCATGAAAAATTCACCTGTATAAGAGAGGTGGTTAGATGAGCAATATTTTTTTGGAAGATAGTGTGTTCGGCACATTATATATGCAAAAAATTTATGAGTTCTTCGAAGAGCCAAAACTTTTCTCTGTGTCTAATGAAATAAATAGCATGTTTGTTGTCTATTGGATTGGCGACGAAGAAGATTATGATAAATGGATTATCATACCGATTTCAAAAGATAGGTTGGAGCACTTCGAGCGTAAAAGAATTGATATTAGAAGTGTTTTAGTGTATCAAGAACAAAAGCTTTGCTATCAGTTTAATATTTACTATGAAGATAATCATGTTGATGAAATAAAAATAAATGTTTCTGAGTTAAATGAGAAGATAAAAATTCCAGAACCTAACTTATATATTAGTAGTGTTCTTCCTGTATTACCTAATGGTAAAATTGGAAAGGAGGTAGAATTCTCTACGCATGAGATTCATGTGGAGAAAACAGCAACTTCTGTGGAACCCTTGGTTTTAAAAGGCGTCTCGAAGCTTTTTGAGTGTTTTAATGATTTCTATTCATCAATATTAGCTGCATTTGATGAAAAAGATGTAATGAGTCCAGTATCTGGACGTCCTGGTTCATTTGTTCTTTCATTCAAGGCAGATAAAATGCAGCAAATTGAACCATTGCTGAAAAAACTAAATGAGCTGATTCTATCAAGAAAAGATATTATTGGTTTTGTTAAACAGAATAATATCGATGTTCAGATGTTATCTGCTTTATTTGAAAGTGTGATAGAGACAAGTTCATGTTTTGAACTAAAAAGTAATGTGACTGATGATATTATTCTTAGAGTCAGAAAAACTGATGCTGAGTTCTATTCTGGCACATTGATTAAAATGGCTACTCAAGTTGTTAGTAGTTATCAGGTACCGCAGGCTAACCTAATTGAACAAGTGTTTAAGATAGTTGAATTAAAATGGCAAGAGAAGCATCTGAACCTGATTAGTACTGGTCTGGATAATCGACATATATTGTATTATATTCATGCGGCCAAAATACTTGGGTTACTAAATAGTAATGGTTCTGTTTCAGCTCTTGGTCAGCAATTGGTTGAATCTGACTATGATAAGAGACTAAGAATCGCTGCACGCGGTTTTGAAACAAGTCATTGCGGGTGGGCGTGGATTACCTGGAGTCAGGCTAAAAATCTTTCTGAGCTCGATCCACTTACAGCTGAACGATTTTTGCAAGATAGATGTATATCTCTCAGCTCCAAAACAATAAAGAGAAGGGCTTCTACTTTAAGGCAGTGGTGTGAAAAATTGCAACCTGCTTATCAGGAGCTCTGAAGGATATGATGATTATCTTCTTTTTGGAAGAAGATAATGTAAATTTGATTTTATTATAACACTCTACCTAAATAAAAGGCTCGCACAGGCGAGCCTTTTCCATGTCTCAATCTGATTCAACTATTTTATTTAACTTTTTATATGTCGCCTGCATAACTTACGAGGTGAGAGACGATATTCATGCCCCATAATCCAAACACATGGCCGGATTGGCTGGAGATTTTCCAGAGCTGGTGGCGTGGAGATACGCCTCTTGGCGCAGTGATTATGTCGATCGTTATGGCTGGTTTGCGTATTGCTTATTTTGGTGGTGGTGGTGGCTGGAAGCGAAAAACGCTCGAGATTTTGCTCTGTGGTGCTCTGACGCTGACTTTTGCATCCGCGCTTGAGTATGTCGGATGGCCTAAATCGCTTTCTGTTGCCATTGGTGGTGGCGTGGGGCTGATCGGTGTCGATGCTATTCGTGGGGCTGCAATGCGAGTAATCGGTAATAAATTTGGTAGCTCGAAGGAGTAATTTATGCAGGCTCTAAATTCCCAGCGTAAAGCTTTCCTTGATATGGTGGCATGGTCAGAAGGAACGGATAACGGGCGACAACCGACACGTAACCACGGTTATGACGTTATTGTTGGTGGCGAACTGTTCGCTGATTACTCCGATCACCCTCGCAAACTTGTCATGCTAAACCTCAAACTCAAATCAACAGCCGCTGGACGTTACCAGCTTCTTTCACGCTGGTGGGATACTTACCGTAAACAGCTTGGCCTGAAAGATTTTTCTCCAGAAAGCCAGGACGCTGTAGCGCTGCAGCAGATTAAAGAGCGTGGTGCTTTACCGATGATTGATTGCGGCGATATTCGTCAGGCTATCGCTCGTTGCAGCAATATCTGGGCGTCATTACCCGGTGCAGGTTACGGTCAGTATGAACATAAAATCGGTGACCTGATTGCCCGATTTAAAGAGGCTGGCGGGGTGGTAAATGAAGTTGAGTTATAAGCTGGTTATCGCTGCATTCTTCATTTCTATCTTTGGTGGACTCGTCTGGTCAGCAAACCATTACTACAGTAAATATCAGATAGAAAAGTTACGTGCGGATAAAGCCGTAGGTGAAGCAGAATATCAAGGGAAAGTGATAGCTGAACAGGCATTCAACTTTAGCCGCTTTAATCAGGTAGCAGAATATACTGGAAGTCTGAACTCATTACTTAGTGACAGTGGTGAAAAAACGGTTATTAAATACAGGGAGATTCTCCATCGTGAAAAAAATTGCGATTTTCCTGTTCCTGCTGATATCGCTAACGGGGTGCTCGAATATGCGAACAGTTTACGTTCCGGCGCCATACATTCCGATCCCGGGCACCCTTACTCAGCCGATAATGACTCCTTTACCACCGGCGCGTTGACATACTGCCAGGCCGTGCTGTGGATTGAACCTCTACTGACAGCTATTGACAGGGCGAATAATCAGCTCGCAGGAATACGCCAGATAGAACGGGAACGGCAACAGTATCACAGAAGCCCCTCTCCCTGAGGGGCTGTGAAAATAACCTTGAAAACTGCAATATAATCCCCATTAACTTTTCGTGACCTGCTATATCGGCAGGGTAAGAAAGGGAATTATTATGTTAGAGAACTATTTTAAAAATGGTATGGCTAGTACAGATGAAAAAACACAGCGTTTACTTGCAGTTCAGGCTGCACTTGAGATAGCTAAGGCATCAGCAAGCTCAGGTAATGGAGTAATGCATAGCGATTTAGATCAGGCAACTGAGCGCATTGGAAAGCTGGCCGATGCAATTCAGCTCGCTTTAAAAGGATAAAATGCGAACCGTACTTTAAACCGCCTTCGGGCGGTTTTTTTATTACGATCTCTGTGGTCTGCCTCATAGTAATAAATTAAGGGGAAAGATTAATGCCCCCGCGAATCCCAAAGGCCTGCCGTATTCGCGGCTGCAGCTCTACAACCACTGACCCGTCAGGCTATTGCGAAAGCCACAAAAGCGAAGGCTGGAAGCAATACAAGCCAGGTCAGTCCCGTCATCAGCGCGGCTATGGTTCGAAGTGGGATGTTATCCGCGCGCGTGTCCTGAAGCGTGACAAAGGCCTGTGTCAGTTATGTCTGCGTGCTGGTGTGGTGCGCGAGGCGAAAACCGTTGACCACATCATCCCTAAAGCGCATGGCGGCACTGATGCCGACAGTAATCTGCAGAGTCTGTGCTGGCCCTGCCATAAGGCGAAGACGGCCCGTGAACGGTTAAAGTGATAATAATTCTCAACTGTCTGTGAGGGAGGGGCGGGTCAAATCCCTGTGACCTGACGTCTTCCGGACTGCCCGCCCCATCGTTTTTTTATACCCGCGAAAAATGAAATTTAACCAGGAGTGCCGCATATGGCTGGAACGGCGGGGCGTTCCGGGCGTCGCCCCAAGCCAACGGCGCGCAAGGCGCTGGCCGGAAACCCCGGCAAGCGAGCCCTGAACAAAGATGAACCTGTTTTTACGCCCATCAAAGGCGTTGAGCCACCGGAGTGGTTCGCAGAAGAAAATCTCCCTCTCGCCACGATCATGTGGCAACTGACAACCAAAGAACTCTGCGGTCAGGGTCTGCTGTGCGTGACTGACCTCGCGGTGCTTGAGCGGTGGTGCGTAGCCTATGAGTTCTGGCGACGTGCCGTGAAAAATATTGCCAGCCAGGGCAACACCATCACCGGTGCAATGGGCGGTATGGTCAAAAATCCGGAGCTGACCGCCAAGAAAGAACAGGAGTCCGAGATGAGCAGCACGGGGGCAATGCTCGGACTCGACCCCAGCAGCCGCCAGCGTCTGATTGGCCTGGCGGGGCAGAAGAAAGCCACTAACCCGTTTCTGAAAATTATCGAATCATGAGCCGGAAATCTTACCCCAACGTAAATGCTGCCAATCAGTATGCCCGTGATGTCGTGCGCGGAAAGATTGTGGCCTGCCAGTTTGTGATTCAGGCCTGCCAGCGCCATCTTGATGACCTGATGGCGGAAAAAAGTAAGTCGTTTCGTTACCGCTTCGACAAGGACCTGGCTGAACGGGCCGCGAAATTTATTCAGCTGTTGCCACACACCAAGGGGGAGTGGGCATTCAAGAGGATGCCCATCACGCTGGAACCGTGGCAGCTCTTTGTGATCTGCTGTGCGTTTGGCTGGGTCAATAAAGGCTCCCGGCTGCGCCGCTTCAGGGAGGTGTATACCGAAATCCCCCGTAAGAACGGCAAATCGGCAATCTCTGCCGGTGTTGCCCTGTATTGTTTTGCCTGTGATAACGAGTTTGGCGCGGAAGTGTATTCCGGTGCCACGACAGAGAAACAGGCGTGGGAAGTCTTTCGCCCGGCGCGACTGATGTGTAAACGCACACCCATGCTGACGGAAGCGTTCGGGATTGAGGTTAACGCCTCAAACATGAACCGTCCGGAGGATGGCGCGCGGTTTGAACCGCTGATCGGTAACCCCGGTGATGGTTCATCACCCCACTGTGCCGTGGTGGATGAATATCACGAGCACGCCACCGATGCGCTTTATACCACGATGCTTACCGGGATGGGCGCGCGACGTCAGCCACTGATGTGGGCCATCACCACCGCCGGGTACAACATTGAGGGGCCGTGCTACGACAAGCGGCGGGAAGTTATCGAGATGCTCAACGGTTCGGTACCCAACGATGAACTGTTCGGGATCATCTATACCGTTGACGAAGGCGATGACTGGACCGACCCGCAGGTGCTGGAAAAAGCTAACCCGAATATTGGCGTGTCGGTTTATCGCGAATTTTTGTTAAGTCAGCAGCAGCGTGCGAAAAATAACGCCCGTCTGGCAAACGTCTTTAAAACAAAACACCTCAATATCTGGGTGTCGGCGCGTTCGGCGTATTTCAACCTGGTGAGCTGGCAGAGCTGCGAGGATAAATCACTGACCCTTGAGCAGTTCGAGGGGCAACCGTGCATTCTGGCCTTTGACCTGGCGCGTAAGCTGGATATGAACAGCATGGCGCGACTTTATACCCGCGAGATTGACGGTAAAACGCATTACTACAGTGTGGCTCCGCGCTTCTGGGTACCGTATGACACGGTGTACAGCGTCGAGAAAAATGAAGATCGCCGGACAGCCGAACGCTTTCAGAAATGGGTGGAAATGGGCGTTCTGACCGTTACCGATGGTGCGGAGGTGGATTATCGCTACATCCTCGAGGAGGCCAAAGCGGCGAACAAAATCAGCCCGGTCAGTGAGTCACCCATCGACCCCTTCGGGGCGACCGGGTTGTCACATGACCTTGCTGATGAAGACCTGAATCCCGTCACTATCATTCAGAACTACACCAACATGTCCGACCCGATGAAAGAGCTGGAAGCGGCAATTGAATCGGGGCGCTTTCATCATGATGGCAATCCCATCATGACCTGGTGTATCGGCAATGTGGTCGGCAAAACCATTCCGGGTAACGATGATGTGGTGAAACCCGTCAAAGAGCAGGCGGAAAACAAAATTGACGGTGCAGTTGCGCTGATTATGGCGGTTGGCAGAGCCATGCTGTACGAGAAAGAAGACACGCTGTCTGACCACATTGAGTCCTATGGGATCCGCTCGCTTTAACTGAGGTAATTATGATCATGCTGATTCTCGCGCCTCTGGTGGGCGTGCTGGGGGCGCTTTTGCTGGCGTATGGTGCCTGGCTGATTTATCCCCCGGCGGGGTTTGTTGTTGCCGGGGCGTTGTGCCTGTTCTGGTCGTGGCTGGTAGCGCGATATCTCGACCGTACACAGCTGTCTGTTGGTGGAGGTAAATAGTGTTCTTTTCGGGATTATTTCAACGAAAAAGTGACGCACCGGTGACCACGCCAGCAGAGCTGGCGGATGCCATCGGGTTGTCCTACGACACCTATACCGGAAAGCAGATCAGCAGTCAGCGGGCCATGCGACTGACGGCGGTTTTTTCCTGCGTCAGAGTGCTGGCAGAGTCGGTCGGGATGTTGCCCTGCAATCTGTATCACCTGAACGGCAGCCTGAAGCAGAGAGCCACCGGCGAACGTCTGCATAAACTGATCTCCACGCATCCCAATGGCTATATGACGCCGCAGGAGTTCTGGGAGCTGGTGGTCACCTGTCTGTGCCTGCGGGGAAACTTTTACGCCTACAAAGTGAAAGCATTTGGCGAAGTGGCTGAACTGCTGCCCGTCGATCCCGGCTGTGTGGTACCGAAGCTTAACAGTAGCTGGGAGCCGATCTATCAGGTCACATTCCCGGATGGCTCTACGGATGTACTGAGCCAGGAGGATTTCTGGCATGTGCGCACGCTGACGCTGGACGGACTGGTGGGGCTGAATCCCATCGCCTATGCCCGCGAGGCAATATCGCTGGCAGCTGCGACCGAAGAGCACGGGGCCAGACTGTTCAGCAATGGCGCGGTGACGTCGGGTGTGTTGCGTACAGAGCAGACGCTGTCAGATCAGGCTTATGAGCGCCTGAAGAAAGATTTTGAGGAGCGTCACACCGGGCTTGGCAATGCTCACCGCCCGATGATCCTTGAGATGGGGCTGGACTGGAAGTCGATGGCGCTGAACGCCGAGGACAGCCAGTTCCTGGAAACCCGCAAGTTTCAGCTTGAAGAAATCTGTCGTCTGTTCCGGGTGCCGTTGCACATGGTGCAGAACACCGATCGCGCCACCTTCAACAATATCGAAGAGCTGGGGCTGGGATTTATCAACTATTCACTGGTGCCGTATCTGACCCGCATCGAACAGCGGATCAACACCGGACTGGTACGAAAAAGTAAGCAGGGCGTTTATTACGCCAAATTTAACGCCGGGGCGTTACTGCGCGGGGATATGAAGTCCCGTTTTGAAGCCTACGCCACCGGGATCAACTGGGGAATTTACTCTCCCAATGACTGCCGCGACCTGGAAGATATGAATCCGCGTCCCGGTGGTGATGTCTATCTCACACCGATGAACATGACCACGAAACCCTCCGATGGCAGTAAAGCCGGTAAGCAGAAGGATAACGCCAATGCAGACGAAACAACGTCTTGATGTACCGCTGAGTCTGAAATCTGTCAGTGACTCCGGTGAGTTTGAAGGGTATGGCTCCGTCTTTGGTGTAAAGGACAGCCACGATGATGTGGTGATGTCCGGGGCATTTGCTGCTTCCCTGCGGGCGTGGAGTGACAGAAAAGCGTTACCTGCGCTGCTCTGGCAGCACCGCATGGATGAGCCCATCGGTGTTTACACCGAAATGAAGGAAGACGATGTCGGGCTTTACGTCAGGGGGCGGTTGCTCATTGATGATGATCCCCTGGCAAAACGCGCACATGCACACATGAAGGCCGGTTCGTTAACCGGCCTTTCTATTGGGTACGTCCTGAAGGACTGGGAATACGACCGGACGAAAGAAGCCTTTCTGCTGAAAGAAATCGACCTCTGGGAAGTCAGTCTGGTGACGTTCCCGTCTAACGACGAGGCGCGGATCAGCGACGTCAAGAACGCGCTGGCCCGCGGGAAAATCCCCGAACAGAAAAAAATCGAAAGAGTCCTGCGTGATGTCGGACTCTCCCGTACCCAGGCCAAAGCATTCATGGCCGGGGGCTATGGCGCACTGTCCCTGCGCGACGCTGAGGATGTGGGTTCTGCACTGAATGCACTGAAAAATCTGAACTTCTAATCAGGAGAAATACGATGGCGGTTGATATTAAAGATGTCGAACAGGTCGCGCAGGAGCTGCAGCAGAAGTTTGACGACTTCAAAGCAAAGAACGACAAGCGCGTGGATGCGATTGAGCAGGAAAAAGGCAAACTTGCCGGGCAGGTGGAAACCCTGAACGGGAAACTCAGCGAGCTGGAAAATCTCAAAAGCGATCTTGAAAAAGAGCTGCTTGAGCTGAAACGTCCGGCAGGTGGCGCGCAAAATAAACTGGCCACCGAGCATAAAGAAGCGTTTGTGGGCTTTTTGCGTAAAGGTCGTGAAGATGGTCTGCGCGATCTGGAGCGTAAGGCATTGCAGGTGGGCACCGATGAAGACGGTGGCTATGCCGTGCCGGAAGCACTGGATCGCAACATTCTCACCCTGCTGAAAGATGAAGTGGTGATGCGCCAGGAAGCCACGGTAATCACTGTTGGCGGTTCCGACTACAAAAAACTGGTGAATCTGGGCGGCACGGCTTCCGGATGGGTTGGCGAGACTGATGCACGCTCCCAGACCGCCACCTCAAAACTGGGACTGATTGAACCTTTCATGGGGGAAATCTACGGCAACCCGCAGGCTACCCAGAAAATGCTGGACGATGCCTTCTTCAACGTGGAGGCCTGGATCAACAGCGAGCTGGCAACCGAATTTGCCGAACAGGAAGAAATTGCCTTTACCTCAGGCGATGGCACCAAGAAGCCGAAAGGGTTCCTGGCGTATGAATCCACTGATGAAACCGATAAGGTCCGGGCGTTCGGCAAACTTCAGCATATTGTATCCGGCGAAGCGACTGCGGTGACCGCAGACGCCATTATCAAACTGATTTACACGCTGCGTAAGGCACACCGCACTGGCGCGAAGTTCATGATGAACAACAACAGCCTGTTTGCCATCCGTCTGCTGAAAGACAGCGAGGGTAACTATCTGTGGCGTCCGGGGCTGGAGCTGGGGCAGCCGTCCTCTCTGGCGGGTTACGGTATCGCTGAAAACGAACAGATGCCGGATATCGCAGCTGATGCGAAAGCCATTGCATTTGGTAACTTCAAACGGGGTTACACCATCGTTGACCGTATCGGCACCCGCATTCTGCGTGACCCGTACACCAATAAACCGTTTGTCGGTTTTTATACCACCAAGCGCACCGGCGGGATGCTGGTCGATTCGCAGGCCATCAAACTGCTGAAGATTGCAGAGGCGTAATCATTCATGGGCGCGGAACCGCGCCCCCTGTTCTGACGGGTGAAGAATCATGATCCTGAAACAAGATCTGAAATGGTCACCGGACGGTATGCGTGTTGAGGTCATTCGGGCCGGTGAGTATGACGACGGGGCGCTTCCTGCCCGTGTGCAGGAGATTGCACTTCAGGCCGGGTTAGCAGAGCGCGGAATCAGTGCAAAAAGCAGTAAAGCGGCAAAAGAGAAAAAAGCCACGACCAGTAAAGAGGGCTGAGCATGCTTCTGACAATGGAAGAGATTAAAGCCCAACTCCGGCTGGATGAGGATTTCGATACTGATGACCGCCATCTGCAACTGCTGGCCTGTGCGGCACAAAAGCGGACGGAAACGTATCTGAACCGGACGCTCTATGCACCGGATGAAACCATTCCGGACAACGATCCGGACGGTCTGCACCTGCCGGATGATATTCGTCTGGGGATGCTGATGCTTATCAGCCATTTTTACGAAAACCGCTCGTCGGTTACGGAAGTGGAGAAACTCGACATGCCGCAGAGTTTTGGCTGGCTTGTTGGCCCGTACAGGTACTTTCCGCAATGAAAATTCGTCAGGCGCAGACCAGCGCAACCTACATTCTGCCGGACCCCGGCGAACTGAATAAACGCGTCCTGATTCGCCAGCGGGTGGATATGCCCGCGGATAACTTTGGCGTGGAGCCTCAATACCCGGTTACGTTCCGGACATGGGCGAAGGTTATCCAGACCAGTGCCACCACCTGGCAGGAAACCGCGCAGACCGGGGACGCCATCACCCATTACATCACCATTCGTTACCGCCGGGGGATCACCGCTGATTATGAGGTGGTCTGCGGTGACAGTGTGTACCGGGTGAAACGTCAGCGCGATCTGAACGGGGCGCGGCGCTTTCTGCTGCTGGAGTGTACGGAGCTGGGCGAATGTAGGCAGAGTCACGGAGGCAACAATGACGACTTCCTTTTTGCACGTTGATTTTCAGCAGCCCGCGGAGATGCGCTTTAACCGCGCCCGTGTCCGGCGGGCGTTTGTCACGATTGGTCAGCGTCATATGCGTGATGCCCGTCGGCTGGTGATGCGCCGTGCGCGGTCGGCAGCGGGTGAAAACCCCGGTTATCAGACCGGACGCCTGGCTCGTTCGATTGGTTACATGGTACCCAGAGCCAGTAAACATCGCCCTGGTTTTATGGCACGTATAGCCCCTAACCAGCGTAATGGAGAGGGAAACCGCCGTATCACCGGTGATTTTTATCCGGCTTTTTTGTTCTATGGCGTGAGGCGAGGGGCAAAGCGTCGTCGCAGCCATCATCGTGGTGCATCCGGTGGCAGAGGCTGGCGACTGGCTCCACGTAATAACTTCATGGTGGAAACGCTTGAAAAGAACCACAGCTGGACACGCTATTTTCTGGCGCGGGAATTGCGTAAATCACTGAAGCCGGAGCGACGACACAGATGAAACTGACTCCTGTTATTGCTGCGCTGCGTGCCCGCTGTCCGTATTTTGAAAACCGGGTGGCAGGCGCGGCCCAGTTCAAAAATCTGCCGGAGGTCGGAAAGCTGAAGCTCCCGGCGGCATATGTGGTACCGGGTGATGACTCTCCGGGAGAAAACAAAAGCCAGACCGACTACTGGCAGGAGCTGAAAGAGGGCTTCTCCGTGGTTGTCATACTGAGTAACGGGCGTGATGAGCGCGGTCAGTTTGCCTCGTATGATGTGGTGGACGATGTCCGGCAGATGCTCTTTAAGGCTCTGCTGGGCTGGAACCCGGAAGCGTGCGGTAACCCGATTACCTATGACGGCGGCACGCTGCTGGATCTGAATCGTCATGAGCTGATTTATCAGTTCGATTTTTCGGTCATCAGCGAGCTGACCGAAGAAGATACCCGCCAGCAGGATGACCTGAACAGTCTGGATGAACTGCGAACGCTGGCGATTGATGTTGATTATCTCGATCCCGGTAACGGGCCTGACGGCGATATCGAACATCACACCGAAATACCCCTTCCTTCCTGAGGATCATCATGTTTGTGAAACCTGTTAAAGGGGGGTCAGTGCCTGACCCTGCCCGCGGCGACCTTTTGCCCGCCGAAGGGCGAAATGTTGATGAGAACAACTACTGGCTGCGCCGTGAAGCAGCGGGTGATATCCGGCGCGTGAATAAAAAGGTGAACACCGATGACGATAAGCTTTAACACCATTCCGTCGAATACGCTGGTTCCGCTGTTTTATGCGGAAATGGATAACCAGGCTGCGAATACTGCACAGGACAGCGGAGCATCGCTGCTGATTGGTCATGCCAATAACGGTGCAGAGATTGTTGCCAACAGTCTGGTGCTGATGCCGTCGGCAGACTATGCACGCCAGATTTGTGGTGCGGGAAGTCAGCTGGCGCGTATGGTCGAGGCTTATCGCCAGACCGACCCGTTTGGTGAGCTGTATGTGATTGCCGTTCCGGAAGCCACAGGCGCGGCGGCAACGGTTACGCTGACGGTGACCGGGGAAGCAACCGAAAGCGGCACGGTGAATGTCTATGTGGGACGTACCCGCGTGCAGGCTCCGGTGACCAACGGCGATAACGTCACGACGATTGCCAGCAGTATCAAAGATGCCATCAATGCCGTTCCGACTCTGCCGTTTACAGCTTCATCTTCGGCTGGCGTGGTCACACTGACCGCGCGTCATAAGGGGCTTTGCGGGAATGAAATTCCTGTCAGCCTCAATTACTACGGCTTTGGTGGGGGCGAAGTGCTGCCTGCGGGCGTACAGATTGCCGTGGCGACGGGGACCGCCGGAACGGGCTCTCCTGTTCTCACCGGCGCGGTGGCTGCAATGGCGGATGAGCCGTTTGATTATATCGGCCTGCCGTTCAACGACACGGCCTCCGTTAACACGCTGGTGACCGAGATGAACGATACCAGCGGTCGCTGGAGCTATGCGCGTCAGCTGTATGGTCATGTGTATACGGCAAAGATCGGCACGCTGTCAGAACTGGTGACCGCAGGTGACCAGTTTAACCAGCAGCACATTACCCTGGCGGGGTACGAAAAAGAGACCCAGACGCCTGCTGACGAGCTGGCGGCAAGCCGTACCGCCCGCGCAGCGGTGTTTATTCGCAACGATCCGGCACGTCCCACGCAGACCGGTGAGCTGGTGGGTATGCTGCCTGCGCCGAAGGGGAAACGGTTCACGATGACCGAACAACAGACCCTGCTGTCTCATGGCGTGGCAACGGCGTATGTCGAAAGCGGGGTACTGCGCATTCAGCGTGATGTCACCACGTACAGGAAAAACGCTTACGGGGTTGCGGATAACAGCTACTTCGACAGTGAGACACTGCATACCAGCGCGTATGTACTGCGCAAACTGAAATCCGTCATTACCAGTAAGTACGGGCGTCACAAGCTTGCCAGTGACGGTACCCGCTTTGGTCCCGGTCAGGCGATTGTCACCCCGGCGGTGATCAAAGGGGAACTGCTGGCAACCTACCGTCAGCTTGAGCGTGCGGGGATCGTGGAAAACTACGAACTGTTTAAGCAGTACCTGGTTGTGGAGCGTGATGCCAGCGATCCGAACCGCCTGAACACGCTGTTCCCGCCTGACTATGTTAACCAGTTGCGTGTCTTTGCCGTGGTTAACCAGTTCCGTCTTCAGTATTCAGAGGAGTCCGCATAATGGCCCGTATCGGGGGAACCTGTTATTTCAAAATTGACGGTCAGCAGCTATCGCTGACCGGCGGCATTGAGGTGCCCATGAACAAAACGGTTAATGATGACATCATCGGTCTGGACGGTTCAGTGGACCGCAAGGAAACTCACCGTGCACCTTATGTCAAAGGGACCTTCAAGGTACCGAAGAATTTTCCGGTGAGCAAAATCACCTCGTCTGATGAGATGACCATCACTGCCGAGCTGGCGAACGGTCAGGTCTATGTACTGTCGTCTGCCTGGCTGCACGGCGAAGCGAACCATAATGCCGAAGAAGGCACGGTCGATCTTGAGTTCCACGGTGAAGAAGGGGATTACCAGTAATGAAAGAGCTTGAGTTAAAGAAACCGATTACCGCTCATGGCGAGACACTCTCCGTACTGGAGTTTGATGAGCCCACCGGGAAAGATGTCCGCGAGCTGGGGTATCCCTACCAGATGAATCAGGATGAGTCCGTCAGACTTCTGGCGCATGTGGTATCGAAATACATCGTGCGGCTGGCGAAAGTGCCGCAAAGCTCTGTCGACCAGATGTCTCCGGCAGACCTGAATGCAGCGGCGTGGCTTGTGGCCGGTTTTTTCCTCCAGGCCTGACGGCTGAATACCTCACTGATCGCTTCTTTGACTGCGCCAGTTACTGGCGCATTAATCCTTTCGAATTGCTGAATATGCCGATCAGTGAAATTCCCTTACTGGTCAGTCAGGCAAACAGGATAGAGCAGGAGAAACGCACACATGGCTGAATTTGAGCTTAAGGCGTTGATCACCGGTGTCGACAGGCTTTCTCCCGCACTGTCGAAAATGCAAAAGAAAATCCGGGGATTTAAACGCCAGGCGGAAGAAGCGTCACAGGGTGGGCTGGCGCTTGGTGGCGGACTGGCAGCGGGTCTGACGCTTTCCCTGAAATCTTATGCCGATCAGGAAAACGCCGCCACCGGGCTGAAAGTCGCCATGATGGATGCGAACGGCGAGGTTGGAAAGAGCTTTCAGGACATCAATAAACTGGCTATTGGCCTGGGTAACCAGCTACCCGGTACAACGGCTGATTTCCAGAACATGATGCAGATGCTGGTGCGTCAGGGGATCCCGGCAGAAAACATTCTGGGTGGTGTGGGTAAAGCGACAGCTTATCTTGCGGTACAACTGAAAAAAACACCGGAAGCGGCTGCTGAGTTTGCTGCAAAGATGCAGGATGCTACCGGAACGGCGTCAGAAGACATGATGGGGCTGTTCGACACTATCCAGAAGGCGTTTTATCTGGGCGTTGACGATACCAACATGTTGTCCTTCTTCACTAAAACCAGTTCTGTTCTGAAGATGGTGAACAAGGACGGTCTTCAGGCTGCACAGAGCCTTGCCCCCATCAGCGTCATGATGGATCAGATGGGGATGAACGGGGAGTCGGCAGGTAATGCCCTGCGAAAAGTTATCCAGTCCGGATTAAGCGTTAAGAAAATCAGGGACGTCAATAAAGTCATGGCCCGCCAGAGACTCGGGGTACAGCTCGATTTTACTGACGGCAAAGGAAGTTTTGGCGGTCTTGATAACATGTTCAGGCAACTGGCAAAGCTGCGAAAACTGACCGACGTTAAGCGAACAGGTGTACTTAAGGCAATATTTGGTGATGATGCCGAAACCCTTCAGGTGGTCAATGCACTAATCGATAAAGGAAAGGATGGCTACGATCAGATCCAGCAGAAGATGAATAAACAGGCCAGCCTGAATAAACGTGTTCAGGCCCAGCTTGGTACGCTGTCCAACCTGTGGGAGGCAATGACGGGGACCGCAACTAACGGCCTTGCGGCTATTGGCGGCGCATTTTCTGGTGACGCCAAAAATATCACGCAATGGCTGGGGGAGTTGGGGGAGAAATTCACGAAGTTTGCGGATGAAAATCCCCGGGTTATTCGCGGCGTCGTCGGGCTTGCTGCCGGTCTTGCGATTCTGAAACTGGGATTGATGGGCGTGGGCAGTGCCATCAGTATTGTCAGCAGGATCATGTCGATGACGCCGATTGGCATGATTGCGACGGCGATAGCCCTGGCTGCGGGATTAATTATCACTAACTGGGATGTTGTTGGACCTTATTTTAAGAAACTCTGGGAAACCATTGGTCCTTATTTTGAGGCTGGCTGGGAACTCCTTAAGAAAGTTTTTGCCTGGTCGCCGCTGGGGATGGTGATCAATAACTGGGGGCCGGTTGTTAAGTGGTTTCAGGATATGTGGGACAAGCTGAAGCCAATTATTGAGTGGTTTACCGACAGTTCCGGTGACACGGTCGATGCCATTAACTCTGCGCAGTGGGGCGCGGGTGCTTATGATGCTTATGGGACGGGAATATCGGCGCGGGGATACATACCTTATCCGGTGGTGGATCTGGCTCAGTCAAACAACGCCTCCGGTGCCACAGGCCCGAATCCCTTCATGATTAACAAAGCTTCTGCGCCAAAAGTTGATGGTGAGATCAAGGTCTCTTTTGTGAATTCGCCTCCGGGGATGCGGGTTATGGAAACGCGATCCAGCGGTTTTGATGTCAGCCATGATGTTGGCTATACGCGCTTTGGCAGGTAATGAAAAATTAATCTGTTAATGAGTTCCACTCCGGTGGGATTTTTTATGTACGGAGTTTATATGACGTGGAAAGACAGACTTCAGGACGCGTCATTTCGCGGTGTGCCGTTTAAGGTTGAAGAAGAAAGTACGGGAACCGGTCGTCGTGTGGAAACGCATGAATACCCGAACCGCGACAAACCCTATACCGAAGACCTGGGGAAAATCACTTTCCGCCCGTCCATCACGGCTTATGTGGTGGGAGATGACTGCTTTGACCAGCGCGATCGCCTGATTGACGCGCTGAATAAACCCGGTCCTGGCACGCTTGTCCATCCGACTTACGGTGAGCTGAAAGTCTGTGTTGACGGAGAGGTTCGGGTCAGCACATCGAAGAGTGAAGGGCGTATTGTCCGCTTTGACCTGAAGTTTGTCGAAGCGGGAGAACTCTCTTACCCCACATCAGGTGCGGCGACGGCGCAGACGCTGATGTCATCCTGTTCTGCACTGGATGACTGCATCAGTGACAGTTTCAGTAGTTTCAGTATCGATGGCGTGGCAGATTTTGTGCAGAACGACGTCGTCGGTAATGCCGGCACAATGCTTGGGTATGTTTCTGATGCGATGAAAGTGGTGGATTCTGCCGTATCGGATGCCGCCAGGCTGTTGCAGGGGGATATCTCGGTACTTCTGCCGCCGCCATCGTCAGGCAAAAATTTCGTTGAGCAGGTGCAGAAAATGTGGCGTACCGGGAAACGCCTTTATGGTAACGCCAGCGACCTGGTCACCATGATCAAAACGCTTTCCGGTGTCAGCCTTGGCAGCGATCTGCAACCGCGCGGCGTCTGGAAAACGGACAGTAAAACCACCGCCACGGCGACACAGCAGCGTAACGTGGTTGCCAGCATCCTTCGTACGACCGCAATCAGCGAAGCGGCGTATGCCGTCACCCGATTGCCTGCGCCAACAACTTCCGCGGTGATGCAGAATGCCGCAGTGGGGCAGGCAACAACACCCGCGCAGAGCACTGGCTGGCCTTCCGTCACGCATCCGGCACTGAACAATGCACCGGCGGTGAAAAGCACGGTTGACCTGCCAACGTGGGAAGAACTGACTGACATTCGCGACACACTGAATACGGCAATTGATAAGGAGTTGTCCCGTACAACCAGTGATGCGCTGTTTCTGGCGCTGCGCCGGGTGAAAGCAGATCTGAATGCGGATATCAACACGCGCCTTGAACAGTCTGCACGGATCATTCAGCGCACGCCGGATGAGGTTTTACCCGCGCTGGTGCTGGCGGCGACCTGGTTTGATAACGCGGCGCGTGACGGGGACATTATCCGGCGTAATGCCATTACGCATCCCGGCTTTGTGCCGGTGATCCCTCTGAAGGTGCCAGTGCAATGAACGATAACGTCACGCTACGGGTAAATGGCCGGGAGTGGAATGGCTGGACATCGGTGCGCATCGGTGCCGGTGTTGAACGACTGGCGCGGGATTTCAGTGTGGAGATCACCCGCCAGTGGCCGGGAGATGAGGGTATCACCACGCTTCAGCCGCGCATTAAAAACGGTTCAAAAGTGGAAGTGCTGATTGGTGATGAGCTGGTGATCACTGGCTGGGTGGAGGCGACGCCCGTTCGTTACGATGCCCGTTCGGTCAGCACCGGTATTGCCGGACGTAGTCTGACCGCTGACCTGATTGACTGTGCAGCCGAACCGACACAGTTTAACGGACGATCGCTGGTACAGATTGCGCAGGCGCTTGCTGCGCCTTTCGGCATTGAGGTGGTGAACAGCGGTGCGCCGTCGGGTGTTATTCCTGATGTCCAGCCTGATCACGGTGAAACGGTGATTGAGGTAATCAACAAAATACTCGGTCAGCAGCAGGCGCTGGCTTATGACGACCCGCACGGCAGGCTGGTGATTGGCGGTATTGGCTCAACGCGGGCACATACCGCGCTGGTACTTGGGGAAAACATCCTTTCCTGTGATACGGAGAAGAGTATCCGGGAGCGGTTTTCAGTTTACCAGGTGGCGGGGCAGCGTGCCGGAAACGACGATGATTTCGGTGAGGCCACCACCACCGCGCTGCGGGCCCGCACAGAGGACGCATTTATTGCCCGTTACCGTCCGATGTATATCAGGCAGACAGGGCAGGCCACGGGGGCAGGCTGTATTGCCCGTGCTGACTTTGAAGCCCGGCAACGGGCGGCGCGGACGGATGAAACCACCTATGTGGTGCAGGGCTGGCGACAGGGTAACGGTACGCTGTGGCAGCCCAACCAGCGGGTGATTGTCTTCGATCCGGTCTGTGGTTTCGACAATACCGAACTGCTTGTTTCGGAAGTCACGTTTACTCAGGACCAGAACGGCACCCTGACGGAAATCCGTGTCGGCCCGCCTGATGCTTATCTGCCTGAACCCGAAGCCCCCGGCTCGCGGAAAAAGAAAAAAGCCAGAGTACAGGAGGATCCGTTCTGATGAGGACGATTGAAGCCATGCAGCGACAACTCCTCGGCCTGATTGGGCGGGCCGTGGTGAAAAGCATCAGTGCCGCCACGAAATGTCAGACCGTGGATGTGTCCCTGATTGCCGGTGAACCCAAAGCAGGGGTTGAACATCTTGAACCCTACGGTTTTACCTCAAGGGCAAACAGCGGTGCGGAAGCGGTGGTGTTGTTTCCGGATGGCGACCGTTCTCATGCGGTGGTTGTTACGGTGTCGGACCGGCGCTACCGCCTGAAAGGGCTGCAGACGGGTGAGGTGGCTGTCTATGACGATCAGGGGCAGTCCGTGACGCTGACCCGGGAGGGGATCGTGGTGGACGGTGCAGGTAAAACGATCACGTTTCGCAATTCACCTAAAGCACGTTTTGAAATGGACCTGGAAGTGACCGGACAGGTGAAAGACCTGTGCGACTCCGGCGGCACCACCATGTCAGCGATGCGGCTTGCCTATAACGGCCATCGTCACAGAGAGAACGGTCAGGGCAGTAACACCGACAAACCGGATAAAGCGATGGAGGCATGATGGAACTGTGGCTGACGGTGAACGGTAAACGCACCTGCGCCAGCGCACCGCTGGATCCGCTGACCCGCGCCGTGGTGATTTCCCTGTTTACCTGGCGGCGGGCGGAGCCTGATGACAATGTCGACGTCCCGATGGGATGGTGGGGGGATACCTGGCCTGCGGTACAGAATGACCGTTACGGCTCCCGGCTGTGGCTGCTTCAGCGCGGCAAACTGACCAATCAGCTGGTGCAGACGGTAAGGGGGTATATCCGCGAATGCCTGCAATGGATGATTGATGACGGTGTGGTGTCCCGTATTGATCTGGATATCCGCCGCACCGGGATTAATGAACTGGGTAACAGTATCACTCTCTGGCGTCGTGACGGACCGGTAATGATTTCTTTTGATGATCTGTGGAGTGCGATAACGCATGGCGGACAGTGAATTTCAGCGCCCGACGCTGGCAGAAAATATCAGTATGCTCCGTAACGATTTATTCGCCAGGCTGGACGTCAGCGACACGCTCCGGCGCATGGATGAAGACGTGCGGGCAAAGGTGTATGCGGCGGCGCTGCATACGGTTTACGGGTACATCGATTATCTGGCAATGAACATGCTGCCTGACCTGTGCGATGAGTCCTGGCTGGCGCGACATGCTGCGATGAAACGGTGTCCGCGCAAGGGGGCCACGACTGCCAGCGGGTATATGCGCTGGGAAGGTGTCAGCGATGGCCTGAAGGTGACCGCCGGGAGTGTTATTCAGCGCGATGACCTGGTTCAGTACACGGCAACTGCCGATGCAACCAGCTCCGGTGGTGTCCTGCGCGTGCCGATCGCCTGCTCAAGTGCAGGCGCGGTCGGTAACGCTGACGACGGTACGTCATTAATCCTGGTCACGCCGGTGAATGGTCTGCCGTCTTCCGGCGTGGCAGATACCCTGACAGGTGGATTTGATACTGAAGAGCTGGAAACGTGGCGCGCCCGCGTCATTGAGCGGTATTACTGGACGCCTCAGGGCGGGGCTGACGGGGACTATGTCGTCTGGGCTAAAGAAGTGCCCGGCATTACCCGCGCATGGACATACCGTCACTGGATGGGAACGAGAACTGTCGGTGTGATGATTGCCAGCAGTGACCTGATTAATCCCATTCCGGAAGAATCAACGGAAACGGCGGCAAGACAACATATCGAGCCACTGGCCCCGGTGGCAGGCTCTGATTTGTATGTATTCAGGCCGGTGGCGCATAAAGTGGATTTTCATATCCGTGTGACGCCGGATACACCGGAAATACGAGCCGCCATCACCGCGGAGTTGCGTTCGTTCCTGCTGCGTGATGGTTATCCGCAGGGAGAACTGAAGGTGTCACGTATCAGTGAAGCGATTTCCGGTGCGAACGGGGAATACAGCCATCAGTTGCTTGCCCCGGCGGACAATATCTCCATTGCAAAAAATGAGCTGGCAGTTCTGGGGACGATTTCATGGACGTGACAAACGATGATTATATCCGTCTGTTGTCGGCACTGTTGCCGCCCGGTCCGGCGTGGTCAGTCAGCGATCCGGCGATTGCCGGTGCGGCACCGTCATTAACCCGCGTTCATCAGCGTGCGGATGCCCTGATGCGGGAGCTGGATCCGCGCACCACCACTGAACTGATAAACCGCTGGGAGCGTCTGTGCGGCCTGCCGGATGAATGTATTCCGGCAGGGACGCAGACCCTTCGCCAGCGTCAGCAACGGCTGGATGCGAAGGTTAACCTGGCGGGCGGCATCAATGAGGATTTTTATCTTGCACAGCTTGCTGCCCTGGGCAGACCAGACGCCACCATCACGCGATACGACAAAAGCACGTTCACCTGCTCATCGGCCTGTACTGACGCGGTGAATGCGCCGGAATGGCGGTATTACTGGCAGGTCAACATGCCAGCCGCCACCAACACCACCTGGATGACATGTGGCGATCCCTGTGATTCCGCGCTGCGCTTCTGGGGGGACACCGTTGTCGAGTGTGTTCTTAACAAACTCTGCCCGTCGCATACCTATGTGATTTTTAAATATCCGGAGTAATCCATGCATCGTATAGACACGAAAACCGCGCAGAAGGATAAGTTCGGCGCGGGTAAGAACGGTTTTACCCGTGGTAACCCCCAGACCGGCACGCCTGCCACCGATCTGGATGATGACTACTTTGACATGTTGCAGGAGGAGCTTTGCAGCGTTGTGGAGGCATCCGGTGCCAGCCTGGAGAAGGGGCGGCATGACCAGCTGCTTACCGCGCTTCGTGCGCTGCTGTTAAGCCGCAAGAATCCGTTTGGCGATATCAAATCGGATGGCACGGTGAAAACAGCTCTCGAAAACCTTGGTTTGGGAGAAGGCTCTGCATTACCTGTTGGTGTCCCTGTTCCGTGGCCTTCAGCCACTCCGCCAACAGGCTGGCTGAAATGCAACGGAGCAGCTTTTTCTGCTGAAGAATACCCGGAACTGGCAAAGGCTTACCCGACAAATAAATTGCCAGATTTACGTGGTGAGTTTATTCGTGGCTGGGATGACGGGCGTGGTATTGATGCTGGACGTGCTTTATTGAGCCTTCAGGCTGGGATGCTGGAAAAACACCGCCATATTGTTGTTGCCAATGATGGTTACGACACAAAAGATGAATGGGAACTGGCTACGATTTTCAAAAAAACATACACACAAGGACGGGGACTTGATGCCACAAATACAGGAGGGAGTCTGATCCCATCACCGACACTTCATTCACGAGGGAGTATCGGTAATACTGGCGGGAGTGAGACCCGTCCACGAAATATTGCATTTAACTTTATCGTGAGGGCTGCATAATGGATAACGCAGTATTAAATAGCGAGTTTATTGCCACGAAGGCGGGGAATATTACCGTCTATAACTACGATGGTGAAACTCGGGAATATATTTCTGCATCAACTGAATATCTTGCAATGGGTGTCGGTATTCCAGCATATTCCTGTTTAGACGCTCCTGGTACATATAAGGCTGGTTATACAATTTGCCGTTCTGTAGATTTAAATTCATGGGAATATGTGCCAGACCATCGCGGTGAAATCGTCTATAACACCGAAACGGGAGACGCCAAAGAAATCACAGCTCCGGGTGATTATCCTGAAAATACAACCACTATCGCCCCGTTAACGCCATTCGATAAATGGGATGGTAAGAAATGGGTGACCGATACTGAGGCACAGCATAGCGCCGCAGTAGACGCGGCAGAAGTACAGCGTCAGTCACTGATTAATACTGCAATGGCTTCCATTAGTCTGATTCAACTTAAATTGCAGGCCGGGCGGAAGCTGATGCAGGCAGAGACCACCCGACTTAACACTGTGCTGGATTACATTGACGCGGTGACGGCAACAGATACCAGCACAGCGCCGGATGTCATCTGGCCTGAACTGCCGGAGGCGTAGGCCATTCAATATCTGGCACACTGGAGGTATCAACCAGCTCCAGTGCGTCCAGGTAATCCAGCCATAAATTATATTGCGCCAGTTCCTCGTCTTTCAGACGACCAATAGCGGCTTTACCGGGCCATTGTTTACTGTTCATGTATTCGTTGGCCTGATTAAGCAATAATTGCCTTTCTGATTCTGCCTGTTGAATAAGTTCTTCATGTGATGGTGGAGGTATTAGTGCCCATGTGGGTAATCCATTTTCTCCTGCAACACGAATTTTGCCATCTGGGGGCGTATTTATTGCAAATTCATTATAAACATCATCACTGACAGCCAGAGCATCATCTGGCCATGAATTTGCATTAATGTAATCATCCTTAAGTGCAGGATTCACAAAAATGTTTAAAGATGGACTATAAAACATATTACACCCCTATAGCGATATAACGACCTAATACAGCGTTTGCAGCAGTCGCTATGCTTGAAAAACCGCGGAACTGATTTGATGTAATTGCAGAAGCCGACAGGATTCCTGCGCCTGAAGGTGTATGCCCCACATGACTAACTATCATTCCATAACATGCTGACGGAAAGGCAAAAGGAAAATCGTTAAGATATCCGGCATCTTCACCACCAGACCCACCAAATCTCGCCTGCCCCCACTGAATAATCAGTGTTCTCCGGGAACCTGAAATAATTAACGGAATCGTTACATACCCATTCAGACCAATGACACCCGATGCAGTGCCAGCCAGAGATAATTCTCCCAAACCAACGTTTATGAAAATGCAGAAATAACAAGCAAATGGCATCATTCCTGCTTTTGTCAGGGAGATCTACCATGCTTATTGGCTATGTACGTGTGTCAACAAATGACCAGAACACCGATCTACAACGTAATGCGTTGAACTGTGTAGGATGTGAACTGATTTTTGAAGACAAGATAAGCGGTACGAAGTCCGAAAGGCCCGGACTGAAAAAACTGCTCAGGACATTATCGGCAGGTGACACACTGGTTGTCTGGAAGCTGGATCGGCTGGGGCGTAGTATGCGGCATCTGGTCATTCTAGTTGAGGAGTTGCGCGAACGTGGCGTTAATTTTCGCAGCCTGACGGATGCTATTGATACCAGCACACCGATGGGGCGTTTTTTCTTTCATGTGATGGGTGCCTTGGCTGAAATGGAACGAGAACTGATTGTTGAACGAACAAAAGCTGGACTGGAAGCTGCTCGCGCGCAGGGACGAATTGGTGGACGTCGTCCCAAACTTACACCAGAACAATGGGCGCAGGCCGGGCGATTAATTGCATCAGGCGTTCCTCGCCAAAAGGTGGCGATCATCTATGATGTTGGTATATCGACACTGTATAAGAAGTTTCCGGTTGGAGATAAATGAAACCGTAGCACGTCGTATGCAAGAACGTGCTACGGTTAGCTGGTGAAATGTCGATAGTGCGAGTGTTGAATAATTTTTAGCCGTTATTGATTTTACGTATTTTTGTATGAGATGATTTGCATCTCCTGTCACCGACCATCTATGACTATACGTCACCATTTCTAGGGCTGCTATGTGCCAAGAGCGGCAATTGACAGAGAGCAGCCCTATCTCAGTGGCTTTATTTTTTTAGAGATTGCATTCGTTCATTGAATATGTCCAATGTGTCTTGAAATTCAACAAAGCCTCTATCCTTTATAAGGCTTTTAATTAAGTTAGGAAAATCACTTTCTACACCAGCTGTAATGAAATCTAACTCGCCTAATTTATTCGGGATGTTTTCAGAAACAAATTTGTTAATAACCTCAAGAAATTGATCAGGCATGGCACATCCGCTTGCGACTAAATGCAAACATTCCATAATATCGCTTACTGTTGCCAGTGGTAGGTTTAAAATATTACTGTTAATAAACTTGTCTATAATGTCAACGACCTCAGGAGAGCCAATCCTTTTGATGTTCAATAATAAACTCTTAGTGATGGATCTTTTCCACTTATCATCAAATAATTGTATTTTTGTTAACGCTAATGTTAATAGTTCAGTGTTTTTGTATTCGTAATTATGATTCTCTGATAATATGTAAATGTTTCGTAAGATATTGGAGTTAATTACATGCTGGTCATAACCATTTAACTCTCCTGTATTGATTTTTATAAGTATTACATCCAGGATTTTTAACATATCATCATGGGATTTTTGATACAAAAACTCATTCACAGCTAGAAGATTATGTATGTTTTCATAAATATTTATGTTATTAGTTCTGCCTTCTAACAAAGGAAGCAAACCATTTATTATTTTCTTTAACTGGTTTGAACTCCACGGAACACATCCTAATATAATCAATAAATTATTGGTCCATCGATCTATTGAAGTGGTATGAATAAAATTTTTATTTTTCAACCTAATCAGGTTGCATATGTTTTCGAGAGAGTTGAGTAAATATTTCTTAATATGGTGAACTTCTCTTTTGTCAAGTTTGCTGGTGCTGATTATTATTTTGTCTTTTATTACCTTACTTAAAAATTTTTTGAGTTTTTCTGTCTCGCAGTATTTTATTAACATAAATAGATCGATTCTATTAACATAGAATATCTCTTCGCATAGATAGTGTTCGAGGCTACTAAGAATATTAAATTCGAAAAATTGTTTAACCTCTTTATATTCTTCAATTAAAATTTCGTTGCCTAAAATGAAATACACATAAGGGTACAGTTTCGCTCTTGTTTTAAATTCATCATTGGAAAATGCTATTCCACCACTCTTTCTTATTTGTGAGTACCCTAAATTCTTCTTCGATTCAACGTCAAATCGATAGTAAGCTTTGTATATTTCATTAAATTCAAGCATCTTTACTAATTCTTGTAGCTCACTTTGCACCCCCCGTGGAAAATCAATTATTTTACTTTTAAACTCAAATGGAGTATGGCTTTCCATTATTGATTTACAATCTTCATCAATGTCCTTACCGTTACAGTGTAAATCCGACTTCAACATCCTGTAAGCATAATCAAAATTAGACATGTGAATGGTGGCGAGAATATAGTTTCTCTCATTAAGATGAAGCTTTACTTTCGAAATAAGAATATCGAGAAGTTTGCCATATTCCTTGTTAATAAGAAGTATTTCAGCATTATCCTTTGAATAAGCGAAAGAAATCTTATTGTATAGCTCAGACTCTAATTCTGAAGAACTAATCACCTCATACAGTTTCGAGTCATAACTAACTGTATTTATAAATGCCTTTTCCAAAATAGATGAGAATGTCTTTTTTAAGTGAGTATTTTTACTCAAAATGTCATTAAGGTATATGCTATTTATTTTCCTGCTATACTCGTCATAATCAGTCGTCAAAATATTATTGTGGGAGGTTAGTTTAACCCCAGACTTATCATAATCAATGGTACTATTAGTTAATTTTTTACTGATCTGCTCAGGGAGCAATACTTTGTATTGTGTTAATGCTTTTAGTTTGCTATCAACATATTTATTTATTTTTTTTGTTACAATACATTGAATATCATTCTTCAATTTATTTTTATCAAAATCAGACATTCTCAGGTCATCTTCTATTTTTTTTACCTTTGACTCAGTATAGATTAGGGTCCTCTTTATAAACTCATCTTGGTTTTTAACAAGCTTGAAATCACTGAAAAATTTTGAATAAAGATCATGATAGCTAATGTCAGTATTCATCGGTGTCAACAAGGATATCCCATGATTTCTTAAGTAAAGAGCCTGGGCTGCATCATGATTTTTCTGGAGCAAATATTTTCTTGGTGTTGCTTTTGATATAGTTGTAACCCATGAAACAATCTGTTTTAAATCATAATCACTATAAGAGTATCCTAAAAACACAACAGTGTTTGTTGAGAATATTCCTTTTATAAAATTTTCGATAAGTGGAAAATTTTGGCTGTACTGTAAGTAATCATCCTCTTTAAAAACAAAATTATTCTGTCGAAAATCCCCATGCATCTTTATAATTTTCTTGTCCAAATGACTTTGTGCCAGGTCCACGTCAGAACTAACTAAATCATAAGCCAATCCTATGTCTTGTGCAGTTTTTTCAAGCAAACTATCCCAGTTGGTTGTAATTATATAGTGGGGGTTTAATTCAAATAGCATCTTATGAAAAAGACTTGGTTTCAAATCTCTAATTATTGATTTGACTTTTTTAACATAAGAGTTTTGTCCGTATTGAAGAAAGTAAAGTTGGGCTATTTTTAAATAATCATTTTCTTCAGACAATCCTAAGTCGTCTTTTAGCTCATTTATTAACTCCCTCCAGGTTGGTATTTTTATTAATTCCGTTTCGCTGAATTTAGAAAAACCAGCACCAATAAAAAGAACTAACTTATTATCTTGACTGGCATTCAATATTTCGTTCAAGTCATATTCAGAAAAAGAAAGTGGATTTAAATTTATCAT